GCTATTGCTATCGCTTGTTTGCGATTTTTTACTTTTTTTTTTGATTTTCCAATATTTAATTTTTTTTCTTTAAATTCTTTCATAACTTTTTTTACTTTTTTCTGTTTTTTGTTCATACTTTTTTAATTTTTGTGTTTGCAAGAACATTTTTAATCATTTTTGCTTGTAAATTTTTATCAAGATTTGTTCCCCTATTGCTTTTTTTTAAACTTGCAAACTTTTTCATTAATTGTGACCTTGTCGGTGCTTTATATCTTCTTATTGATGCCGATGTGTTTGAAGTTTTTTTAATTTTTGTATCTAATTTTGGTATTTTGATAGACATGTCATGAGCCTAACATGTTTTTTGCAATGTTAATAGCATTTCTCTCTCTAGAAACTTCAATTTTTTCTTTATCAATTTCATCTTTTTGTGCTAATCTTGCAATTTCCATTGTGGAATCATTTTGATCATCTTGTGTTCTTCTAATCAAATCCGCTTTTCTAATGTTTAGTTCTTCTTCTTTTAGATTTACCAACGGATCTTTACCTGCATCAGGCATCATCTGTTTTTCCTCCTCGACTAACTGTTGAGTTAGTTCTACAATTCTTTTTGCAATAGCATTTTGTGATTCAACTTGTATTGCTTTTACTTCTTCAGGACTCAATTGAATACCTTGTTGTTGTGCTTCTTGTAAATTTTGTTGTGCACTAGCTTGTATTTCTTCATTTGCTAAGGCAGAAATATGATCCTGTATGTGTGCCTGTAAAACCATTAATACAGCCATATTATTTTTTACTAAATTAGAACTCATATAAATTTGATGTGCTTTAATGTGTGCCATATGATCTTGTCCAGGAAAAACTTGTAAAGGTAAATTTCTCATTGAGTTTGCATTTTCCATTCCGGGATCCATTGGCTGTGGTTGTTGTGGTTCAGGTAAAATCTGTTCAATATTAGGAACTCTTAATGCAACATACATTCTACGATACGCTTCTCTTATATTGTGAATTTCTGGAGCACTCTGTGCCATTTGTAATTGTGTCTGTGCCATTGCAATACGCTGTGACATAGAAAACATACTTGGATCACTAACAGGTATAATGTCAATTCTATCATCAAAGTCCTGTTGTTTAATCGCAGGATTAACATTACCTACGCTATATGGATAAACTGGTGGTAGAAATAATTGAAATGTTTTTGCAAGTAATTGAAATTCTTGTTTTTGAGAATTGTGTAA